ATATCAAACGTAAGAACTTAGCACAACATAAAATTGAAAACATCTTTGCACTGTGCGATAAAAACAATGTTCCTGTGTATACAGAAATTATTCTAGGACTCCCGGGCGAAACAAAAGACACATGGAAGGAAGGATTCTATAAAATATATCGTGCAGGTAATCATACCGGCATTAATATATTACACGCACAATTGCTTGAAAATGCTGAAATGAATTTACTACAACAACGTCTTTATGAAATTACCAGTGTGCCTGTATACGATTACATGAGCGGTAGTTATAATTACAACGAACTTCAAGAGTGTGTAGAAGTAGTTACTGGCACCAAGGATATGCCAACTGAAGAAATGTTAGACAGTCAGGCATTTAGTTGGTTCATGCAAACATTCCATATCAACGGGCTTACCACATACATTAGCAGATTCTTACATAAAAATGCAGGTATAGACTATTCTGTATTCTATGATAAACTATGGGATTACTTACAGGATGATCCTTGGTTTATTAAAGAACGTGATGAGCTTAGACACTATTACCGCAATTGGATGACAGATGGTAAAATTAATCATCCTAATATATCTAATATTGAAGTCCACGGGTGGAATATTATACATAGAACTACATTGAATATGCATCTAGATAGAAAATATAATTATGTATTTGATCTAATAGAGAAGTTTGTAACCAGTGAGTTTTCTCTAAATCCAAATTGTTTAACACAGTTATTACAGTTTCAACGTAACTATGTAATCAACTACGACAATATAGAACAATTTCCTTATACAGTACAGTTTGATTATGATTTCCTTGGGTATATATTAGACGACGCATCACTAGAGAATACTGTAAAATATAAGTTTGAGTTTCACGAAAGTAAAGATATCAGCGTGGATAGATTTTTAGAAAATATCTATTTTGGAAGAAAACGTAACTTTGGTAAATCTCTAATAACAAAGGAACAAAAATGAATATAGGTTTTATCGGACTAGGTAAATTAGGATTTCCATGCGCTGAAGCAATAGCAAAAAAAGGACATAGCGTTGCGGGATACGACGTTCAAACAGTTGATCCAACCATGTTAATAGACATAAAGTCAACTATTAAAGAAACAGTTGTTGGAAAAGATATTGTGTTTATTGCTGTACCCACACCCCATGATCCTGCCTACGACGGCAGACAACCTACTGCTCATTTAGAACCTAAAGATTTTGATTACTCAATAGTTAAACAATGTTTAATAGAAGCAAACAAATATATGACCAAAGACCAACTACTGGTCCTTATATCTACAGTATTGCCTGGAACTACTAGACGAGAGTTTATTAATCTAATACCTAATACTAGATTTGTTTACAACCCTTATCTTATTGCTATGGGATCAGTAGCCTGGGATATGGTCAATCCAGAAATGATTATGATTGGCACTAGAGATGGAGAAGAAACCGGCGATGCTCGACAACTAATTGATTTTTACAAAACCATAATGGAGAATGATCCTAGATATGTTGTAGGAACCTGGGACGAGTGTGAGTGCATAAAGATTTTTTACAATACTTTTATTTCAACTAAAATTGGTTTAGTTAATATGATACAAGATGTTGCTGTGCGTCAAGGCAATATTAATGTTGATGTAGTTACTGATGCTTTAGAAAAGTCAACTCTTCGTATTATGGGGCCGCAATATATGAAGGCGGGCATGGGAGACGGTGGCGCATGTCATCCAAGAGATAATATTGCATTAAGATATCTAGCAGAAGAATTAGATTTAGGATACGATCTGTTTGATGCAATAATGACAGCTAGAGAAATACAGGCTAAAAATCTAGCCAAAGAATTAGTTAAGCATGCTAAACAAAATAAGATGAGTATTTTTATTCACGGTAAAGCCTACAAGCCAGGAGTTGAATATTGCGACGGTAGTTATAGTTTATTAATTGGTCATTACTGTGAAGAACTAGGCCATACCCCAACATATATTGATCCAATGACAGACGATGATATTAAAGGTTGCTACGGAGTTGTGTTGTTAGCGCATAACAGAAAAGTTACTTACGAGTATCGAGGTTTTGAAGAACTTCAAAACCTGTATTGCAAAATAGAACAAGGGTCAATTGTTGTTGACCCTTGGAGAACATTTAAATCAACCGATCATAAAGTAATACATTACGGTAATACTAGAGAATCGATTTAGTTGAATCGCCTATATCTTTTTTAAGCCTATCAATATCCACTTTAAAATCTATTTTTTTAATTTCATCCTTGTATTCGGACAGTGTTTCCAGTAACCGATCGGCGATAGCATCTGGTTTTTCTTCTTTTAACTGATCTTTAATATCTATCTGCCATACCCTGCCGTCGGCAAATTCTAGATGAATAGTATCTAGATAAGCCACTGGCATGGTATTCATATACAAATCTTCAAACACTTCTGGCCACTCTTTGACAAGATGTCTTGGTGGTCTAAACAAAGGATTAGGCATTCGCTGATTCTTCTACCTTCTTTGTGGTTTTCTTTTGAGGTGGATCTAATTCGTCTGCTTCTTTACGTAATCTTGCAGCTTCTTTGTACATGGCATCTGCTTGACTACGATAGCTCTTGGCAATGTCTCGATCAGATAGTGCTTCTGTAGAAGCAGCCTGCGCTCTTACAGGTGCAGGAATGTCTGTATCTACACTAGGAGCAAGATCTTTAACTTTGGCAATGTCTTCAACTGTAGCATCAGATTTTTTTGGAGCCCCTGACACAAATGTATATAGATCGTCTACGGTACAATTTCGTTGTTCTGCGATCAATACATTTAGCTGATCTAACTGTACAGAATCGTTGGCAGTTGGAGACATTACAACTAAATCTGTTGCAACTTTTTGCAATCTTCCGTCTGCTTGTAGGGCCTGCAACATTGGACGACCATCTGGAAAAGTACGGGTAAACAAAATTTCACCAAGTTCAAAAGATTCTTGAGCTTGATCTGTTTCTACTACAGTCATAATGCTGTCGTGATACGAATCAGATAATCCCGATACAGGCAATACTAGGGCCATATTTGATTCGCCTGGTAGTGTTCTAAAAACTGTAAGAAGTTTAACTCCTGTATTTTTCATGCGACCGATGTGTTTTAGTGGCTGTGCCATATTAGCTCTCCTTTTTAGCTACAGCTTCTAGAAATGTATTCAACTTGTTAAAAGTTTTACCTACTGCTTCTAGTTCTGTTGCTTTGAACGCTCCTCTTGTTGTTGCTACCTCAATGATATTTTTTAGTGCCAACAGATCGCTGACATTTAAATCAGGACCTTGAGATTGTTGAGCTGCTGCTTCTGCATTAGCAACTTCGGCGGCGGGCGCCTGTGCTTCTTGTTTTTGAACTTCGTCTGACATTAGTTTCTCCTTAAATTTGGACATGCTAGCATAAAATATGTTAGTTCTTTTTGTTGCTCAAACCCTATGTATGTAGAGGATTTTAAATTTCCACTTTCGTCAATTCCTGGAGATCTAACTAAACAATAACGACCTTTAAGTTTAGTTTTAACCCAGTCTTCGATACCTTCAAATAGTTCAGCTTCTGAAATTTTCATCTTTGAAAAATGTGGAGGCAGTGTTTTTAATTTCCGTTGTTTTAAAACATCTATAGGATTCAAGTCAAACATAGTGAAAATATTTATAAAGGTAGTTTATTCTGGTACCGATTCTTGGCTTAATCTTTTGGCTAGAGCTTTGTTATAGCCTAGTTTACGAATATCACCCGAAAACAGGTACAGTTCAAAGGCTGCTTTTTCTTTTAAAACCACAATAAACTTTTTAGTTATGTAAAAGGGTGAATCGATGAAGTTATCTAACCAAACCAGTACCTGTGGAGTAAATGCAAACTCTTTAGGAAACTCTATTTTGTATGTTTTTATTTTAGCATCTTCTTGAATAAACGTCATGGCTTCTTCTGTCAATCTTAGGCCACCAGAATCTTTTGATCTAAAATTCCACCACCACAGAGATTTATATTTTTTTACAGCATCTGCACTGCCGTCTTGATCAGCAGCCTGCAAGAATACCCGTGTGTAGGTATCCTTGATGTCCATGTTATTTGACCTCTTCGCCTGAGGTTAGTTTATAAACAGCAAAGGCTGAGGTTTTAAAAAGTCGATTTAATTTTTTTGCTAGATTGTGAGCGTGGCCAGGATTTGAAAATGATACCTTTTTATACTTGGGTCCTGGATAGCTGGCAACTAGACTGCCACTCTTGAGATTGAATGGCTGACCTTGATAGAACACTGCCCAAATAGCTTCCGAATCGAGGATCTGCTCGATTTTAAAAGTTTCTTTGTTGGCATATTCTAAAAGTATCTTTGGTTTTGGTCTACTCATTCTATACGTGTTCCTAATTAACCACGTATATATTTATGCCTTTTAGAAGCCGCCACCGTCAAACTTTACGTCTATTTTAGTAGTTGATTCACGGATTTCGGCTAGAGTTTGATGTATTTCCTGCACTGTGCGACCCAATTTAGAAGTAAGAATAGCTAATTCAGCAGTGAGGTCTCGTGCCTCTTGTATGGTAATTCTTATTTCTTTCTGTTGACTTTTTTCAGCAATGTTTACACGTTGAACTAGTTTTTCAACTGTAGGTAAAGTATTCGGTATATTATTTTGAGACATTAGACAATACCTGTTTCATTTCTAAATCTGTTTTAAACGGACCCTTATACGGATATCGTTCCAGCGTGATCTTTTTAGGACAAAAACTTTTGACCCAACCTTTTTCAAATTTAATTGTGTAGAAGCCTGCACAGTATAAACTTTTTGAATCATCACTCTTGGTAAACAGTGGAAGTTTTTTTCGAATATCGAACATGGCATTGTAGGGAGCAGTGCTAGTCGGGTATCCGTGAACTTCGTTGGGTAATGCATCTTGAGATTCTTTAACAATTTTTACTGTAAAGAATTTTTTACCAAATTCTCTTGTTAGGCTTTCTTTGGTATCATATATTTTAATACCTCCTTCATTGCTCATGACAAATCGATTGTCTTCATTCTTTCGAAGGGTAGCTACTTTTTCTCCGTCCTGTTCGACAATCCAAAACTTATTGTCGATAATTGGTTTAGCATGTAATTCTGTCATAGTTTTCTCCTGACATGTGTCTGTACTATGTTCACAGGTATTTTTAAACCGGCAAACTTTCATTTGAATATCTAGCATTTAGTGGTTCGGCATAACTAGCCGCCTGTTCAGAAATTTTCTTTAAATCGTATAGTCCGCAAAATTTCATTAGCCGAATGCCCACTTGACTGACATCTTTGTTAGCGGATGTTGCAGTAGCAATAGTTTCGGTAATAATTTTTTTAATATCATCGGGCTGTTGTGTAAGGTCGATCAGTTTACGATTGCGTTCGTAATCTTCTAACACACGATGTTCTTTGCCTTCATGATCAGTCCAACGCTGTAGCATTAGGTTATTCCAGTTAAAGCCTTTTGCGTTGCGATCTTCAAAGGCTTCTGTAAGGCCAACTTTTTTACTTGTGCCTTTAGTTCTAACACCCGGATAAGCACTAAAGACATTGTCACTGGTATCACCGCGCATACACTTTTCAAACAACAGCCACTCTGGGTTAGGCGCAGGCTTAGGCAACTGTGTTTTTTTGTCGATAATAGGACGACCTTTATCATCAAAGTGTCCTTCGTGTGTAATAGTACATTCCATAACACCGTTGTACTGTTTTACATTGGGTGCAATTAATTGTACAAAATCTGTATCTGTAGAAATGATAACGTGATTATCGTTAGGATGTGTTTGAATCCAGCCTGCGATCAAATCGTCAGCTTCTAACTGGCCGTGTTGCAGCACTGTACAGTTAGTTTTTTCTGCAATAAAGTCTTTGAACGTGTCAAATGCTTCCCAAAACACTTTTTCTTCTTCTGCTTCACGTTCTGTGTGTGCGGCACGAGCATCTGAACGATTACGCTTATAAGGAGCATAATAGTCTT